CAGATTGTCTCGGTATAGGGAGTCCATTCACCCTGCATCTGCATAGGTGAGTAGAAGTAGTCCCCCGGCAAACCCACTGTTGGAAGGTCTTTAATGACATTCCGTGGATCTGAGCACCATATGACGTTGTCGGGTGCGTCAGTAGGATTAACGGCAGTAACAATAAGATCAGCCATTTTGAGAGGGAATTTCTCAGCATCACTAAGGGATGTATCGAGTTGGAATTGAAGCATAAAGTTGCTTCTACCCATTGCTGCTTCCCTTTGTAGTAAATCCTCGTTATCAAATCTATCGGGGTCTGTAGGTTGTCCATTTTCAGCTCCTTCGTCTAAGTCTTCTTGTAATTGAGGAGCAATTAGTCCTTCATACTGGGTGACGTTCTTTGGGTATCGAGCTGGCCAGACAAATGGTCGATAAGCCCGCTCTGCCAACTTACGATAAACAGTAAAAGTAGTCTGAGGAGTCCCGAGATACATAATACGGCTATCGTCTTTCGGCGTAAGAATGGATTCGGCTTCAGTACAGAGTTGAAGTAGTTTTTCACGCATCAACTCCGTCATACTGTTCCCGGGAACCTCTATGTCGTCCAGAATCATCAGGTCTGCCCTGCTTCCCGTTAACTGACCAGTAATACCAACACTTTTGACTGATGGTGCCTGATGAGGAGAGCAGTTTACGTCGAAGGAAATCCTTGACCATCTGCTGTCGTCGCTCTTTGGTTGTAGATGTTTTAGCCATGGTGTTTCGATAATTAGTTTCTGTAAGAAGATACTCATGTTGTCTGCTCTTTCCTTAGAAGCAGAAATTATCATTATTTTCTTTTCCGCGTTATTAAATAGAGTCCATAAAACAAAAGCACCAGTAATCCAGCTCTTGCCAACTCCCCTAAACGCCTGTATTTGTAGTCGCTTGGGACCACTCTGCAAATAATCTGCAATTGCATATTGTGCCCTCGTAGGAGAAGGGAGATCTAGCTGGTTCCACAGTGCTTGTAGAAACAGCTTAAAATCGCCCTGTAAGGCGGTTAAATGTTCATTCATATACGAATGTGTATAAGTTAGTGTCTATGCTGCTTCCTCGCCGTTGTAGATATCTTAGCGGGACCGTTATCGATATAATCTTCCACTGCCATAAGACCTGCTTGAGCTGCAAGGGTTACAGGTGTAGATAAACCCATAGTAAATGAATCAACTACTTCTAATCCAAGATCTACAGTTCTCAAGCCAAGTTTAGCGTAGTTAGCGACTGAAGGATTCTGTGTTGCCGCTTTAGTTTGTTCAGTAAATCCTGCTCCAGCTATTCCAAGACCAACATAAGGTATTACTCTTCCAGCTAGTTTTGCACCTTTAACAAGTGGTTTAATCTTCTTAGCAGTTTGTAGAGTTTCGTCTATATGACCTTTAAATGATTTAAATTTAGAATCATGTGGTTCAAAACCTTTCCTAGGTGTATAGGTTACGTCCCCGTCATACTGATCTACGTCAAATATGTAATTCTTACCATGTGTCATTTCTCCGGCATCTTTTAGATCCCATTGAGATTTAGTAGTCCAAGTAAGGTTTTCAGGGTCTCCAGAAAGGTAATCTAATCCAGTATCTCCTTTCCAGAAGTCATCAGCTACTTTAATTCTGTGCTCATAACGTCTGAAATGTTTGTTGTAATCCTCAGTACCCTTGATTAGTTTTTTACCTGTTGGATTACCGCCGTTATTCCAGTCAGTTATGTTTCTCTTTTTCCACTCTTTAGCTGCTTCTTGTGAAGTTATATCAGTAAACTTTTCGTTTTCAGCTCTATTTATTCGAGTTTGTGTCTGGTTTAAGTCTCTTGTTGATTTCTTTTTTCTTTGAAAGCCGTCTTTAGAATTACTGGTATTAAGTTCCCATTGAACCATATTACCTTCTTTATCCGGCCAAAGACCCTTTCCAAGGGCTTCTTCAACAACAGCTTTTTTAGATTCTCCACGTGGAATCTTATCCCAAATTTTCTTAGCTTCTTTTCTATAATCTTCCCATGATCTTGTACTGAATCCTTTTTCGTCTATAAATTTAGTTGCCATTAAAAAAGCCCCTTTCGGGGCGGTTGATTATCTATGCAGCGAGGTGGTCGCTTATTGTTTTCTCTCTAATTGGTTTGTGTCCAAATCTGTCTCTCATCCAGTGGAGCCAGTTTCTACTACCTTTATCCTGATTGCACTTTCTACAGGCACATACGACATTGGTCGTAAGATCTTGCCCACCTCTGCTACGAGGTTTAACGTGATCGAGTGTAAGTTCTTTAAATTCATAAGTTTCTCCGCAATAAACACATGTACATTTGAAGTGCTCTTTTACAGCTCTTCTCCAGAGCCGTTTAGAATCTGAACTTGTCATGGTTATTAGGTTGTGTAAGTAATGTTTTGGACTTGGTAGTAGAGGGGTCATGCGTTACGTATTTTCAGTTTTCGGCTTCGGTTCTTAGATGGACTCTGGAGAGTTGCATCTTTTGGGTTTTTACTATTTTGTTTTCCCGGCTTGTGGGCGACATCTTTTCCGTCCCCATTGCCATAAGTACCTTTAGCTCGATTGATAGCATTCGCATTAACACGTAGTGCTAACCCCTTCTTTGTTTTGTTATATGCTTTTTGTGAAGCTTTTAGATTGCCATTGGCATATCTAGCTCCTGCTGACTTTGCCATAAAGTTTTGCCTTTACTAAGTCTGGATCTACTTCTGGAAGAAGGTTTGCCAGTTTGGATAAGGGGCTGCCATCGTAAGCAACACCTGATATATCGTTTGTCTTCAGCCAATCACATGCTGCTTTTAAATCTTGAGTAGTAGCTTCACCACTCTTAACTCTTTCTAAAAATTCTGTTGTGACCAACTGATGTAGTTCATTGAACTGTTCTTCAGTTGCTTTCTTCATTTTGTATTGTTGTTGTAACTTGATCAGTATGTCTTACGCCCATAGTATTTCCGTCCCAATCATTTCCTACCGAAGTAGGTTTCACATCATTTAGCCATTTTTGTACTGACATAAATGCTCCTCCATTTTTTCCAGCTATTGCGCTATGTGGACTTTCTGGTAAAACTCGGACTACTCTGTAATGGGAATCAGGTAAATTTGATCCTTTGGCTTTTATATTTGCGTACCATCTAGGTAAGACAACTTTGTCATCTAAATAAAACTCCATACCGCTCAATGAGACTTCATACGAGTCAACATTAGGGTGTGTATGACTAGGAATAACAGTATTAGGTGTGGCTGTAAAAAGTTGAACTTGATAGGGTTCAGATCTATAAATAGTTACTCCAGTAACCCCTTCGACAAAATGAATAAAGTTATTTTGAGGTACAAATAGTCTTAATCCAGCATCTAAATACCATTGCAAGAAATATGTCAAATCATCCTCAAATACTCTTCCAGTGCCGTCTTTCATGTAATTCGTGTAAAAATGCCCCTCCAGAATCCTCTGTAAGGGGCTTGTAATTTTGTCTGGGTATATTTGTACCCTACGCTTTTTTGATTTTTAGCTTATTCTTCTTTGGAAAACCTTTTTTCATATCTGTATAGTTTTTGGCAGATACAGTTGAGTTTTTTTTAGATCTGCTAATTCCTAATCTTTTACGCTTATTTATGTTTTCGTATAAGCTCATTATTCAATTCCTAAACCTTTTTTAACTATTGCGAGTGCTTTATCATCTAGTTCGTTATCTGATTGCTCAACTAACTTCTGTAGTAGGTCAATAACGAATGTTTTAAATTTTGGACTTCTTAATGCAGAAAGTACGAATGGTTTTGCTAGTGCTAACATTATTCTTTTTTGGTTAATTGGATAGGTACGACATCAGCACATAATTTGGCTGAGTCTGTATTGGGTCGGAAGGTGAAACCTTTCCGTTGTAGTTCGGCACATTTAAGTGCTCTAGTCATTTCTTGAGAGAGTCTCATATTCCGTTCATGTAACGCACCAATGCGTTGACATTGTTCAGTCAGATCTCTATTTAAAGGAACTGAGAAGTTTATTTGAAACCCCCAGTTCTCATTAATTACGTAACCATCTTCAGTTTCAGGTTGTACATCGTTGCCCATATAAAAAGGACTAAACGTCATAGTGCTTCCATTACATGAAGTTCCCGGAGCAAACTGTTGTCTCGAAGGAGCACCATTGTTCTGAAATTGCACTGCCTGATTGGTCACGTTACCAGTAGCTGCGGCGACTGGATTTGAATTGTTATTTGTGTCTCCTTCAGCAAATACTGGACTGCCTACTGTGAGAAGACAGAGAAGGAATTTGTAGTGGAGTTTATTGTGTAGTCTGTTGTGATATCCCATTTTTCTATAAGACCAGCAGCTCTAGTAGTTGTTTCCAACTGCCAAGCTTTAGTGTCATCTTTAACTGAGAATGTTGTGT